AGCCGCTTCGCCCGCGCCAGGGTCGGTTTCCACAGGTAGGCGAACGTGGACGAACGTTCGCGGATACGTATGTTCGTTCTAGATGTGATATGAGGTATGGTGGCGGACGCGTGGATGGAGGTTCGAGTGGCACTTGCACGCGCTATCCAGTCCGATGACTACCGCGAGCAGATGGCCGCGATTCGCGACGACCTTGCGCAGCGCGCGGACGACACGGACTCCATGCGGGACTACGCGGCGACGGTGAAGTCGCTGATAACCGTGGTCAAGGACATATACGAGTACGACTGCGAGCACGGCAGGTTCGCGCCGAAGGCCGAGGAGTCCCCGCTGGCGAAGGCGCAGGCGCGCAGGGCCGTGAGAGGTGCCTAGCGCACGCACCGGGCGGCAGGAGCCGACGTTCCAGACGCCGGTGCCATACGTCTACACGGACGGGCCGGAGGCGGTCGCAACCTTCCGCAGCTACGGGGTGGACTTCATCCCCGCGCAGGAGCTTGAGCTGTCGGCCATGCTGGCGAGGGACGCCGGGAACAGGCCCGCGGCGGTGACCATCGGCATATCGCGCCCGCGCCAGAACGGCAAGAGCTACGGTGCGCTGTACTACTCCGCGTGGATGGCGGCGGTGGAGGGCAAGAACGTCCTCTACTCCGCCCACAACGGCAAGACGGTGCGCAAGTTCTTCAAGCAGCTGGCCGTGCTGTTCGACTCGCCTACCAAGTACCCCGACTGGTACGCGCAGGTGGAGCGCATCACGCGCAAGACCGGCGAGGAGGGCATATACCTACGCTCCGGTGCCTACATAGAGTTCGCCACGAGGACGAACGGCGGCGCGCGCGGCGGCTCCTACAGCATCATCATCATTGACGAGGCGCAGGAGCTCACGGACGTGCAGCTTGACGCACTCCTGCCCACCGCCTCCGCGACCGGTGACGTGCCGCAGATCATCTACATAGGCACCCCGCCCAACGACGCCTGCCCCGGCACCGTATTCAAGCGCCTGCACTCGCAGGTGCACGGGGGCGAGTCAAAGGGCGTGTGGTGGATGGAGTGGGGTGTGGACGAGCTGCCGCCGGCGGACGCCACGCCCGCGCAGCTCCTTGACATCGCGTACGACTGCAACCCCATGCTTGGCTACCGCATGGTGGAGCGCACCGTGGAGAACGAGATCTCCTCCATGTCGCGCGAGGGGTTCGCCCACGAGCGCCTGAACTGGTGGAGCCCGGACGTAGGCGGCTACGAGCGCGTGGTCAAGGCGTCATCGTGGGCCAAGTGCGCCACCACCACCCCGCCAAGGGACGGCAAGGTGGCGTACGGCGTGAAGTTCTCCCCGGACGGCACCCGCGCGGCGCTGTGCGCGGCGTTGCAGGTGAGGGACGACCCCGAGGCCCCAGTTCACGTGGAGCTTGTGCGGCTGGCAGACATAACGCACGGCACGAGGTGGATAAGCGACTTCCTCTCCGCGCGCGAGGACGTGGCGTCGTGCTACTGGGCGGACGGCAAGGGGCGCGCCGACAACCTAGAGAAGGTCTTGAGGGCCGGCGGGGCGTCTAAGCTCTACTGCCACACGTGCGGCACCAAGGACGTGACCGGTGCGGCCAGCGCGTTCCAGGAGGCGGTCAACGCCCGCGCGGTGACGCACTTCTCGCAGCAGACGCTGACGGACTCAGTGACGCTCTCGGCGCGCAGGCAGATAGGTGACAAGTGGGGCGGCGGCTTCTCGTTCGGTTCCGTGGACGGCGTGGCCGACTCCACGAGCGCCGAGGCGGCGGCCCTCGCATACCAGGCGGTGCGCACGTCGTGGCGCGACCCCGGAGACGATGAGGAAGTGGTGTCGTGGTGATGGCCGAGACGTTGGGCGAGTTCACCATGTCAGCCCCTGCCGGCGATCTTGGCAGGGCGTTCCCCGCGCTTGCGTCCGGGGACGGGCTCACGGCGGAGGAGTCGCACATGCTCCGCCGCGTGTGGGCGGTGTGGGCGGACAGGTACGCCAACAACTACGCGCGGGTGCAGTACCGGCGCGGCAAGAACATCGCCGAGAACCTTGGGCTGGCGTTCAAGAACGCCTCCGACATAGCGATGAAGATAAACCCCGTGTGCGGCTGGCCGGCAAAGGCCGTGGAGGAGCTTGCCGACCTCTCGCAGCTCGACGGGTGCGCGTTCCCGGACGGCTCCGCAGACCTCGACCTGCGCGACGCGTGGGAGTCCAACGAGGTTGACGCGCTCTACTCCATGGCCGCTGACTCGCAGCTCACCGAGGGCGTCATGCACTGGTGCGTGACGGCCGGAGACGTGGGGGCGGGGGAGCCCGCAGTCATGGTCAACGCATACTCCGCGCTCAACTCGGCGTCGGTGTGGGACAGGCGGCACAAGCGCATCGCCTACGGCATGGTCGTGAACGACGTGGACGACGGCGGGAACCCCACCCTCGCCACGCTGCACACGCCCACCGAGGCGCTGGTGCTGGCGCGCAACCCCGAGACGAACCAGTGGGCGTCCAAGCGCGTGCCGCACTCCATGGGCCGCTGCCTGATGGAGCCGATGCCGTACCGCCCGACGCTCGACAGGCCGCTGGGCAAGTCGCGCATCACCGGCGCAGTCATGAGCATCACGGACAACGCAGTGCGCGAGGTCATGCGCTCCGAGGTGGCCGCAGAGGTCTACACCATTCCAAAGCGTGCGATCCTGGGCCTCAAGGCGTCGCAGCTGCCGAAGGATCCCAAGACGTACTGGAACGCCATAGACGCCCTCCCGCTCACCGACGCCGGCATGAACCCCGGCTACGTGCAGCTCACGCCGCCCGGCATGAACGACCATATCCTCTACATGCGCCAACTCGCGGCGCAGTTCGCGGGCGAGACCCGCCTGCCGCTCTCGTCTCTGGGCGTGATAAGCGACAACCCAAGCTCCGCCGAGGCGATATACGCGGCCAAGGAGGGGCTTGTCATCGAGGCCGAGAACATGAACCGCCAGAACGCGCGGTGCATGGAGAACGTGGCGCGGCTGATGATGGCCACCGCCAAGGACGTGCCGTTCGCCGCGCTGCCGGACAACCTCCGCCGCGTGCAGGTTCACTGGAAGCGGCCCGACCGGGCTAGCGTGGCAACCATGGTTGACGCGATGGTGAAGATAGCGAGCGCCGTTGACGGCTTCGGCGGCACCTCCGAGTCCCTGCGCATGGCCGGGTTCGACGAGGGCGAGATAGAGCGCATCCAGTCCGAGCTTGGGCGTAGGCGTGGCTCAGAGCTGCTGTCGCTTATCGCAGGTTCCGATAACGCGACACGGGCCACCCCCACCGCCGCTGGCGAGGAGTCGGAGGAGGGCATGGTCGCAGATGCCGGTTAGCGCCGTGGACTTCAAGGCCTTCCATGAGAGCGTGGAGCGGCTGGCCGACCTCTCAGTCCATGAGCTGGTGGAGACGCTGCAACGGCAGTTCCGCTACGCGACGGCAACCAGCGGCACCAGAGACTACATGGCGAAGAAGCGCGCGTGGTACGGCTACGTGACGCGCGAGCTGGCGCCCGCGATAGCCCGCAAGTACGGGCTGGGCGCGGGCGAGGTTAGCGCGGCGCTATGGGAGGACATATACCGCCACGACACGGGGGAGCGCCTTGAGGCGCTGCTGCCCGAGGTGTCCGACGCGGACTACTTCGGCGACGCCGCCGCGAACGTGGTGGAGGGCAGGCTGGTAGCCAACGGCGACGAGTCCGCCCGCACGGCGCTTGAGGGGTTCATGCGCTCCGCGGTGATGGGCTACGCGCGTCAGGCGCAGATATACAACACCCGCCGCGTGTACAGGCAGCGACGCAGGGGATGGCGCGAGGCCGGTTACATGCGCGTGCCCACGGGTGACAGCACGTGCGCGTGGTGCATCATGCTGGCCTCGCGCGGCCCCGTCTACTACACCGAGGAGTCGGCCGGCGGCGACCAGTACCACAAGGGCGAGCTAGACCACTTCCACCCGTTCTGTGACTGCGAGATAGTGTCCGGCTTCTCTGGTGACGCGATGCTCGACGGCTACGACTGGCACGAGTACGAGGACATGTACAAGGCGGCAATCGCCAAGATGCCCAGCCCGTACACCGGCGAGCAGATAGTTGACCTCAGCGGCACCCTCGCGAACATGCGCCGCATGTACGGGTTCCACTGATGAGCGACAACCCGCGCTATCGCAACTACCAGCGACGCGTGGCATTGCGCAACCGCGTGGCTTCCATGGGGCTCCCGTGCGCATTGTGCGGCAGGCCAATCGACTATTCGTTGCCGCCCGGCGACCCCATGGCGTACGAGCTGGACGAGATAGTCCCGGTGTCGCTGGGCGGCGACCCGCTCGACCCGTCGAACGTGCAGCCCGCGCACCGCATATGCAACCAGCGCAAGTCGAACAGGACGTGGCGCGCCGCGCCGGGGGTGCCGCAAGACCCCGACGTGACCTCGCGCCGATGGTGACCCACAACCGGAAAAACGGCCCCGCACGGGGCCTTTTTCATATCCAAGCAACGCCCCGCATGGGGCAAGACCGCGTGCCGCACGGCACGGGGAAGGGGTGACGCATGGCCGACGAGACCAGCGCCCAGACGCAGCAGCCCACGCAGGCCGAGACCGACTGGAAGGCCGAGGCTAAGAAGTGGGAGGCCCGCGCCAAGGAGAACTTCGAGAAGGCGCAGGCGTACGACAAGTCGCAGGCAGCAGCGAAGGCCACGGCTGACGCCAACAAGACGTTGGAGCAGAAGGTGGTCGAGCTCACGTCCCAGTTCGGTGCGGCGCAGGCGGAGAACGCCCGCATGCGCGTGGCCGCGGAGAAGGGCGTGCCCGCAGACCTGCTGCGGGGCACGGACGAGGACGAGATGCGCGCATACGCGGACAGCCTCATCAAGTTCCGCGAGGCCGGCACTCCGAAGTCCGCGCCGGTGATCGCCAGCGACGGCACCACCCCCGAGAGCGTCAAGCGACAGAGCGCCGAGGACGCGTTCTTCGACGTGTTCAACAGGCTTTAGAAGCAACGTAGAAAGGAAGCCAACATGGCTATCCCAGACATCTCCACCCAGACCGCCGGCGTCGTGCTCCCCAAGGAGGTCAGCTCGCAGATCATCGCCGAGACCCTTGAGGACTCCGCGATCATGCAGCTTGCCACCCAGACCTCGATGCCCGCCACCGGCACCACCTTCCAGACCATCACCGGCGAGCCCGTAGCCGACTGGGTCTCCGAGACCGAGCTGAAGCCCGTCGGAACCCACACCTTCGGCTCCAAGGCTGTGACCCCCTACAAGATGGCCGTCATCGAGCCGTTCAGCGCCGAGTTCGTGCGTGACAAGTCCGCCCTCTACAACGAGTGCGTGCGCCGCCTGCCCTACGCCCTCTCCAAGAAGTTCGACCAGACCGTGCTCGGCACCACCGCCCCCGGCACCGGCTTCGACGTGCTTGGCGACTGCACCAAGGTGGCAATCAACAAGGACGCCTACCAGGCCTTCGTGACCGTTGACGGCAACATCGCCGATGCAGGTGGCATGCTCAACGGCATCGCCCTCGGCGCAAAGGGCCGCTCCCTGCTCCTCGCGGAGACCGACGGCAACGGCCACCCGCTGTTCACGCCCGGCGTCGAGGCTGGCTCCCTCGGCAACATCCTCGGCGCCCCCGTGTCCGTGAAGAAGCCCGTCTACGTCGCTGGCAAGCCCGCCGTCGTGGGCATCGCCGGTGACTTCTCCAACGCCTTCTACGGCATCGCCGACGCCATCACCGTCTCCAAGTCCGACCAGGCCACCCTCAAGCTCTCCGACAACACCATCCTCTACCTCTGGCAGCAGAACATGGTGGCCGTGCGCGTGGAGTTCACCGTGGGCTTCTACGTCCGCGACAAGGCCCAGTACAACCTGCTCACCGACGGCGCCACGGCCTAGCCATGACCCACATGAGCAACGGCACGGTTGACGTGCTTGCTGCGGAATGGGACGTGCAACGGCTCCTCCGGCGCGGCTTCGTGCCCGTGGAGGAGCCCAAGCCCGCCCCGAGGCAGCGCAAGCGCTCTCCGCGCGGGAAGGGGCAGCAATGGAATGGGCCACAGTCCGAGACCTCCTAGACCGCTGGCCCGACCTCGTGGACGTGCCTGACGCCACGCTCTCCGCGCGGCTCGATGACGCGAACGCGACGGTCGCGGCGGAGCTTGAGGGCGCTGGGGTCAGCCCGGAGGCCACACCGAGCGACGTGCTCGCGGCCAACCTCAAGTCTGTCGTGTGCGACGTTGCGCACCGCGCCCTGTTCGCCTACGTGAGCGGGATGGTCGGCGTCACGCAGGTCAGCCAGACCGCGGGGCCGGTGCAGCAGAGCCAGAGCTTCGGCAACCCGATGGGGGACATGTACCTGACCGCCTCAGACCGGCGCAAGCTGGGCATCTCCGGCGGCCGTGGGCAGCAGGTCTTCTACGGGGCGGACGTGCTGGGGGGTGGCAATGCTTGACGGAATCGGCAGGCCCGCCACCCTCACCGTCCGCACCGCGCCCACGGTGGACGCATACGGCAACGACGTTCCCGGCACGCACGCCGTGGAGCTGCGGAACGTGTTCGTCTACACGGGCGGCGGGGAGCTGGCCGGGGGCATCGGCGAGTGGCTGTCATCCGGCACGGACGCCACGGCGCTCCTGCCGATGGGCACGGCGGCGCTGCTTGACGCCGAGGTGGGCCACCACGACCTCACCGGCGCGACGCTGGCGCAGGACGGCGTCACATGGCGCGTCAAGGGAACCCCGCTGCCATACCCGGAAGGCACCTCCCCGTACTCGTGGGACTGGAAGGTGCCGCTAGAGGTGGCGGTGGGCTAGATGGCCAAGACCATCGGAACCGCGGGCCGCGTCCACAAGATGGGCGTCGGCATCGAGGTCACCAGCATACGCGTGGAGGTCAACGGCCAGTCCCTCAAGGCCCTCATGCAGTCCGAGGGCGCGCAGGAGGCCGTGAACGACTACGCGCAGGCGGTGTGCGACGCGGCCAACTCGGCGCACGTGACGAGGCATGCGCGGTACGTGGTGCATCCCAAGGTGCTCCGCGTGTCCGCCCACGCGTTCGTTGACCCCGACAACTACGAGGCCCGCATAGACGAGCACTACCACCAGACGCTTGACAAGGCGTTCTGGGCGGCATCGGGAGGCCAGTGATGAACCCAGCGAGCACCAGGGCCCTCGTGGCGTACCTCGCCGCCAAGACGGGGTACCGCACGGGCCAGACCAGGCCTGCGACCTACACCGCGGCCACCAGGTGCCTCGTGGTCACGCGCGTCGGCACGGAAGGCCGGGGCGAGCAGATGCACGAGATAGACCGCCCCGCGTTCACCGTCCGCTGCTGCGCCCCCACCATCGGCGAGGCGACGGACATGGCCGGCGCGGTAAGCGCCGCGATGGTCGACTACCGCTACCAGCCGCACGTAACGAGCTGCACCGAGTACAGCGCCTACGACGACTCCGGCCCCAACGGGGAGCCCGAGTACAAGCTGGCGTACCGAATCACCTACAGATAAGGAGCCAACCATGGCTTACGAGCAGAACGTAATCGTCCCGGGCGAGGTAGCCACGGGATACGGCTTCGTCGGCGTCGCGGGCGCGGCCCTGCCCACCGACCCCACCAAGGACATCACCGAGACCGTTGGCACCTGCTTCGGCCGCATCGGCGAGGGCGGCATCACCCGCTCCTTCTCGTCCGACTCCGAGGAGATCAAGGACATGTTCGGCAACACGGTCGCGACCGTGAAGACCTCCGACTCCGAGACCTTCCAGTTCAAGATGCTCGACGCGAACGCCGCCGCCCTCGGCGTGTTCTATGGCAGCGCGAACGTCACCGGAACCAAGGCCAGCGGCTTCACCATCAAGTCCAACGGCAAGTGGGCCTCCGAGCGCGCCTACATCTTCCGCATCATCGTGGCAGAGGACGAGTCCGCCCAGACCGTGACCTACGGCCTCATCGTCATCCCCAAGGGCAAGCTCACCGAGCGCGGTGACCAGACCATCGTGGGCTCCGACGCCGTGGGCCACGAGGTGACCATCACCGCCCTGCCCGACGCGACCGGCAACCGCGCGTACCTCTACACGTCCAAGCCCGTCTCCACCGCCGCTGGCGCTTAGGGGGAGTGACACATGACGGCACCGAAGGGCAAGAGGACGGCCGTCACCGCGTGCGGCGTGACCGTCCACGTGGACGCGGCCAAGCTGGCGGAGCGCCTTGACAACGACGCGCGCCTCGCGCTAGACCTCGCGAGCACCGACCCGGCGCACCAGACGCGTGCGATGGGAACCCTCGTGGGGCTCATCTGCGGGGGCGAGTACGACCGCGCGATGGACGAGCTACAGGGCGACGCCGAGTACCTTGACGCCAAGCGCCTCGCGCAGTTCGTCACCGAGGCGTGCCAGCAGGTCGAGGCACTAAAAAACTGACCTTCGCCGTCTCCGCGCTGAGGGAGCACCACGACGAGGTGGTGGCAGACCTCGCGCACGAGTACGGCATCCTGCCGCCATACGGGGGGCGCATGGGGTCTCGCACCCTGTGCGCCCTCATCTGCCAGCTCGGGCCCGGGTCGCGCCTGTGGGTGGCGCTCCACGGCAACGCGGGGCGCTCGTTCGCCGACGTGGTGGCGGCCGCGACGCTCAACCAGCTGCGGATGATGTGCTGGGACGGCAAGGGCAGGGGGCCAGACCTCATAGACCTGGGCCAGCCCAAGGACGGCACCGTGGCGCGCAAGGCGTACGGCAAGGCAGTGCCCACCGACCGCCTCGTGCGGTACCTGGGAGACCACATCGTGAGGGGTGATTGACACCATGGCAACCGAGGTCGCGAGCGGGTACGTCTCGCTCTACGCCCGCATGGACGCCGCGCAGGTGGCCTCCGAGGTGGCCGGCGCGCTGCAATCCGCGAACATCGCGAGCGCGGCCAGCACGGCCCTGGAGTCCGTCGGCAGCGGCGCGCTGAAGGTCGGCGGCGTGATAAGCGCAGCCGGCATCCTCGCGGCGCGGCAGGTCGGCAAGATGGCAAGCTCCATGATGGAGACGGTGAGCGGCGCGGAGAACGCGACCATCGCGTTCCGCTCCATGACGGGCAGCGCGTCCGATGCCGCGAGCATCATGCAGCGCCTGAACACATTCGCAATCAAGACGCCGTACGAGTTCTCCAACATAAGCGCCGCCGCGAAGCAGCTCATGGGCAACGGGTTCGAGTTCAACCAGCTGCTCGACTCCACCGGCAGCGGCGTGTTGAAGTGGGCCGGCGACATGTCCGCCGCCCTCGGACTCACCTCGTCCGGGTACCAGAACGTGCTCACGCAGCTGGGGCACATGAAGTCCGCCGGCAAGGTCTACACCATCCAGATGACCGCGCTGGCCCGCAACGGCATCCCCGCGTGGCAGGCGCTGGCCGACTACATGGGCACGTCCATAGACGACGTGCGCTCCAAGGTGCGCAAGGGGCAGGTGGACGCCGAGACCGGCATGGCCGCGTTGCAGGCATACGCCGAGTCGCACTTCAACGACACCATGGACGCCATGAGCCACACGCTCTCCGGCGTCATATCCAACTTCTCGGACGCGATGGCCGTCCCCGTGATGGGGCTGTCCGACACGTCCGGCTACAGAGACCTCGTGTCGGCGCTCTACGACATGACCGACCCGCTCCGTGAGCTGGTGCAGGCCCTCATGCCCACCATGGACGCGCTGATGGAGCGGCTGGCCCCGCTGGCGCAGGCCGCGACCGCGCAGATCCAGAACCTCACCAAGTCGTTCCAGAACGCTGACCCGTCTAAGCTGGTGAGCGCGATGGCGGCGCTCGCCGGGTTCCTCGCGTCCGGCCCGCTCGTGGCCGGGTTCGGCTCCATGTCCAAGTCGTTCGGCAAGTTCGCCGGCACGGTGGGCAAGGGGATGGACGGCATCCTCGGGGGATTCCGCGCGTCGGTGCCCGGCATGCGCAAGCAGTGGAAGTCGCTGGCAGACGGCATGCTGAGCGACGCGACCAAGGCCGTTCACGGCATCGGGGGCATCTTCTCGCAGATCGACTTCGACACCGGCGGCAGGCTGTCGGCGCTCGCCAAGGACTTCAAGGGCAAGGTACGCGGCATCAGGCTCGACATGGGGCTCCTCGGTGACGCGTTCGCCCAGACCTCCGTCGGCACCAAGCTGGTCTCCACCATCAAGGCCCTGTCCGGCCCACTCTCCAAGGCCTCCAAGGTGGCGGGGGGCGTGGGCATGGCCCTGCGCGGGCTCAACCCCGCGTTCTCCATGCTCTCCAAGGCGGCGCGCGCGGCGGCCAACGTCGGCGTGAAGGCGTTCGTCGGGTTCGCCAAGGGCGCGGCCGGGGTCGGCTCCGTGCTCGGCGTGGCGGCGCTCGCGGCGGCTGCGGCAGGCACCGCGTTCGTGGCGATGGGCGGAGACCTGGGGAGCCTCGGGCAGGCTGTCTCCACCACCCTCTACGACGTGGGCACGCTCGCGGGGCAGGCGTTGCAGGGCATCACCGACGCCATGCAGCGGATGATCGACGGCAACCAGATACAGGCGTTCTTCGACGGCATCATGTCCGGCATACAGGGGTTCGCGCAGCAGGTGGGCCCGCAGCTGCAAGCGGCCATGCAGGTCTTCCCGCAGGTGTTCGCGCAGGTCGTGTCCGGGCTATCCACCATGCTCGTCACCTACGCGCCCATGGTTCTCTCCGGCGCGATACAGCTGTTCACGGGGCTCATAAGCGGCCTCACCACCGTGATACAGACGCTCACGCCCATGCTGCCGACGTTCATACAGCAGGTCGGCGCGGTGCTCGTGGCAAACATCCCCGCGCTCGTGACGGCGGCAGTGACGCTGTTCTCCGCGCTGGTGCAGGGGTTCGCAGTCGCGCTCCCCGAGGTGCTGGCACAGCTGCAAGCGATGCTCCCGATGCTCTCCGCGACGCTCATAGCCAACATGCCGACGCTCCTCAACGCCGCGGCACAGCTGTTCGAGGCGATAGCGCAGGCGCTACCGGTCGTGCTCCCGCTTGTCATATCGGGAATCGCGGCCCTGCTCAACGCCCTCGTGCAGACGTTCCCCCAGTGGGGCCCCCGGCTCATGTCCGCGACGGTGCAGATAATGCTGGGAGTCATCCGCGGCATCGCGCAGATGGTGCCGCAGGCGGTGCAGGCGATAGCGCTCCTCATCCGGCAGATGGTGGCGGCGTTCCCGGCGTTCGTCGCGGCGTTCTTCCAGTGCGGCGTCCAGCTGATGATGGGCCTCATCCGCGGCATCGCGTCCATGGTGGGGAACCTCGTCGGGGCCATCGGCTCCGCGATAAGCAACGGCATCAACGCCGCGAAGCGCGCCCTTGGCATCGCGTCACCGTCCAAGGTGTTCGCGGAGATCGGCCGCTACACCATGCTCGGCCTCGCGAACGGCATCACGGGCTCTTTCGACTACGTGGAGCATGCCATGGACTCCACCGTGGGCACCCTCGGCGCGACCGTCCCGCTCGGCGTCGTGACCCCCGTCCCCACAAGGGGCGGAGGCTATGGCGGCACGGTGATCAACGTGAACGGCGCGAGCTTCAACGACACCGACGTGATGGACATGCGCGTGCGTGACGTGCTATGGACTCTGACGAGGGAGGTGGCCTAGTTGGCCCTTGCGGACGGCTGGTACTCCATCCGCGCCGCCGCGAGCGGCGCGTGCGCGGGCGTAATCAACGGGTCGCCCTACGACCGGGCCGGCGTGGGGCTGTTCCCCCGCGACGGCTCGGCCGCGTGGCAGCTGTTCGAGCTGCGCAAGCAGTCCGACGGCACGTGGCTCATAGGCACGTTCTCCTCCTCGTGGACTACGGGCGGCAGCCAGATGTGGCTGCGCTCCTACCCGGCGGCGGACGGCGCCATGGGCGGCGACGTGCGCCAGTCCTCCACGAGCACCAAGTGGGCGATGGCGGACACCGGCAAGAAGCACGTCATCAACGGCGTCTCCTGCCCGCTCTACACCATCAAGTCCGCGGACGGCTACCTCTCCGACAACGGCACCGGCGGGGCGATGGTCTCCACGACCGCCGACACGTGGTGCCTCGTGCCGGACATCACCATGGTGCAGGGGTACGCCGCACCGTCCGCGCTCATGCTCTCGTCGGACGTGACCACCACACCGTCCGCCACCGGGTGCCACGTGCAGGCCACGGCCAAGTCCGTGACCGTCACCCCGTCGTGGGTGCAGGGGGGGACGGACTACCAGCTGCGGTACCGCGTGCGCTGGGCGGACGGCCCAAGCACGTTCGGGGCGTGGTCGGCGTGGAAGGCCCTCGCGGACGGCTCGACCGGGAACGGCGGCTGGGGCACCAAGGGCCAGTCAAGCACCGTCAGGGACGGGCGCAACGTGGCCGCGTCCGGCATACCGCTGGACTTCACCGACCACACGCGGTGCCAGCTGCAATACGAGGTGCGGATGGCCGATACCGACCACACGACGTGGCTCTCCTACCGCCGCGGCAACGAGGCGGGCAGGACGTTCGTGGTAGCCAAGGCCCCCGCGGTGACGGCAACGTCCGTCGCGTGGTCTCCCGAATTCCTCGTGGTCGGGCTGTCCGCCACCAACGCCTACGGCACCGGCAACACGGTCGGCGTCGAGGTGGAGGGCTGGGGCGAGGGCGAGGCGCGCAACGTCGGCGCGACGCCCACCGTGGCGGTCAAGATAGGCAGCATGACCAAGGCCCCCAAGGCCGGCACCACCGTGCCCCTCATGGTCACGTGGGACTGCGGGGACGGCCTGCCGAGAACCACGCACCTGCTCACGGGCACCCTCTCCATGAGCGCCGCGACCGGGCTGACCATGCCGCCGCTAAAGGGGCATGACGGCTACCTCACCGTGGCCGCTGGAACCGGGGACGGCAGCGAGAAGACCGGCGTGTGGGTGTCGGATGCCGTCGACGGCGAGTCCGACGGCTACGGCGTCACGTACCACAAGATGCGGCGCGACGCCGACAACAACATAGTCGTGGCCGTGCCGCAGGACGTGACCTACCGCATGATAGTCACGCTCGGCACCGCCTCCTCGTTCGGCATATGGAACAAGACCATGAGCTCGTCCATGGAGGGCATGCCCACGTACCGCCTCGTCTGGGAGTCGTACCCGTTCACGCTCGGCATGCCCTGCAACGTCAACGAGCCGCCGCGGCTCGAATGGGACGCCGAGGCGTCGGTGGACGCACAGCAGACGAACGCCGGCGGCTTCGACAAGACCACCGTGGGGCCGTCCGTGTCACAGACGGGCACCCTCACGGGCGTGCTGGAACCCCTCGGGGAGCAGTGGCGCGCCGCACGCGTGCTGGACTCGCTCGTGGGCAAGTGCGCATGGCTCACCACCCACAAGGGGGAGATCCTGCGTGTCGTGGTGGGACACTTCACGACGGAGCGCCACGCGGGCTACACGGTCACCAAGCTGTCGCTCAGGAGGATAGATGGCTGAGTGGTGGGACTGGCCGGAGCTGCGCCATACGCTGCGGGTAGACCTGGTGGCCCGCGACCTCAAGACCGTCGTGCGCCCCGGAATCGAGGTGCGCGCGGACGGCGGGCAGGTGAGCTACGACTACTTCGGCTCCGACAAGGCGAGTGCCGCGCTGACCGTCCCGAACGGAGACCAGTCCGACACGGCGTGGGTGCGGATCTGGCACGACGTGGCGCGCGAGGACGGCTCCACGTGGACGGAGTGCATGGGCACCTTCGTGGGTCGTGACTCCAAGATGAGCACCGTCGCGGGCGGCATGTGGCGCGACCTCGACCTGCAATCGGCCCTCTGGGCCATGCGGCAGGACTACGACCCGTACCCCGTCGCGGTGCAGAAGGGCGGCAGCGTGCGGCAGAAGTGCGAGGAGCTGTGCGCCGCCGCCATGCGCCCGATGGCGTGGGAGGGGAGGGACGCCCACTTCCTCAGCACCCGCGTGATACCGGTCGGTGACGCCCGCTCGGAGAACCTGCGCAACGTGTGCGGGAACGACAAGCAAGTGTGGCTGCGCGACGATGGGTACGTGCTCATACGCGACTACGTGTCGCCGCACCAGCGCACGGCGTCCATGACGATCCGCGCGGACGGCACCGGCTCCCATGTCATCGTGGGCACGCTCGAGCGCAACGGCACGAGGCTGTCCACGCCCAACCGCGTCGTGGTCACGCACCAGTACGCCGTGGACGTGACCAACTCAAGGGGCGAGACCAAGCAGGAGGAGCACGTCACCGCCGGGTACGCCGACACCGGCACCGAGGCGGACGCGCGCCTCATAGACTCGCGCGGCGTGCGCGTCACGTCGTTGAAGCAGGTGGACGAGATGAGCCCGGAGACCCCGCAGGAGGCCAGCCGGCTCGCGCGAATAGAGCTGAACAAGTTCTCGCCCACGGTGGAATGGACGCTCGACGCGACATGGATGCCACTGCGCGCCGGCGAGGTGGTCATGTTCTCGCCCGGGCAGTACGCCACGGACGGTGACGACTCGTACCGGCGGTGCCAGGTCAAGTCCGTTGACGTAGACCTGCGCACGTGGGTGCTCCACGTCTCCATGAAGGAGGTCTGATGGTAGAGGATCGCGTGCTCATGGAGCGTCTGCGCGCGTCGCTTGGTGGGGCCTCCAACACGGCCAGCAACGTCACGCAGGTCACGGGCACCGCCATGGGTGACGCCGCGGACGGCATGGTGGAGGTGGACATCGGCGGCGGCAACCCGCCCATCACCGTCCCCACCACCGGGGACGTGCGCGCGGGTGACTCCGTGCCCGTGCAGGTGGTGGACGGCAGGCCCACCGCGACGGCCCCCATGGGGTCGGGGGAGCGGACGAGGCAGGAGATAGCGGGCAACTACGCGAAGCTCAACACCGCCATCGCCGAGGTCAGGGCCGACGCCGATACCCATGCGGGGCAGATAGAGGCCATCCAGGCCGACATAGAGGCATACAAGCAGTCCGCAACCGCCACATATGCGACCAAGACCGAGGTGGACGACAAGACCGGCGCGATAACCAAGACGCTGACGGCAGACTACACGAAGACCGCCGACCTCGCCGCCACCGAGGCGGTCAAGGATGCCAAATCCGCTGGCACTGCGGCGCAGTCGCAGCTCGCTGGCTACATGGAGTCGAACGACGCGGCCGTTGCCGATGCCAAGAAGGCTGGGACCGACGCAAGCTCCGCGCTCGACAGCTACAAGGCGACCGTGACGCAGACGTACGCCGAGAAGACCGAGCTCACGGAGGCCGTCAACCAGCTCTCGTCCACTATGACGAGCAACTACTCTGCTTTCACGGACTACAGGACGAGCAACGACACGGCAGTCTCCAAGGCCCAGTCGGACGCGACCAATGCGCAGAGCACCATCGACTCGTACAAGACCTCCAACGACAAGGCCGTGGCGGACGCGAAGAGCGCAGGCACCACGGCACAGAGCCAGCTCAACAGCTACAAGTCGAGCAACGATGCAGCCGTGGCAGCGGCGAAGAAGGCCGGAACGGACGCCCAGTCGAACC